CATCATACAGCATCATTTTTTTGCCTTTAGTGTCTTGGCTTTTGCCATAAACATTAAAGTCTCTAAATGAACCATTATCTTTGATTAAATTAAATTCACTTTCAACAAGCAAAGGATTGTCTTTTCCTGCCCAACCATTAATCTTTGATAATTCAAACATGTTTCACCTATTTTATTGATTTAAGTCCAAATGATATTTCTCTCCACGCAATAGCAAAATCTTCTTTAGTTTGCATTTTATTCGTTTTATATAAATCAAAAAGCTTTTCTTGTATTTCTGTAAATAAAGGTTCCCATTTTGTTCTATCTCCACCAGATTTTGTTAATGCTAATTTATTTGATTCTGCGGTTTTTTTAAGTATGTCTTCAAGTGTTGCAATTGTTCCAGCAGCAATAGCAGCAGCCATACTATCAAAAGATGTTGCAATAGCAGTAGATTGTTTTACCTTATCTGTTTTTGATAGCTTGATATTTTTAACAGAATCATAAACAAATTTAGAAAGTTGATATTTCGACTCTCCAAATTCTGGTTCAACTTCTGGCTCTGGTGGAGTATCAGGTTCTGGTTCGCCAATAAAAACATCTGTTGAAATAAAATTGGTTCTAGTGGCTGCTTCTAAAAGCTTTTCATTATCTTTAACTACATATAAATGGGTTATTGAAACAATAACTTTAAGTCTTTTTGCTTGTATACCAGAACCAAAGAAAACGCCATTTTCATAATTGCGAATTCTTTTTTCTGTGTAACCATCAAAAACTTTCCATGAGTATGTGGTTGAAACTAAAAACTTTGGTGCGGATTGAATTGGGCTTATAGACAAATCTACAAGCTCACCCAATGGAATAGGAACTTCTGCCCCAACAATTTTTTGTTCTGGAATTATAAAGTTTTCTGCAAAAGTAAAATTGCAAAACACCAACAAAAAAAACAATGATTTCTTAAACATGTTAACTTCCTATAATTTACTTATTGGTTTTATCAATAAAACATTCTTTACTATGCTTATGTTTTTTTAAACTGTCTGAAACATAAAACAATACAAATATTATTGCTAAAATAATAGCTATTACAACATTAGAAACAAATTTAACCAGAAACTTAAACACTACTATTTGCCTTGAGCAGTTCTAGCAGCAAGGATGAAATCTTCAGCTTTTATTTGACTAAGATCACCATCAAATTTATTAATCAAAAAAGTCAAAGCAGTAACAAACCAAGGTTCTTCAGCAATTTTAACAATTTGAGCGACAACCTTATCGTCTGATTCACCAGGAATGATTGTGGAAACCCATTTTAAAGTAGACACAATAATGGCTACAGACTTTGCAACTTGATCAGGGCTAAAACTTTTTACAACATCAGACATAATAAAATCTCCTTTTGAGTAATGGATAAATATAATATATCAATCATTTTTCCAACTGCAAGCCAATATGTTTAAATTTTTATTCAATTCTGTTTCTTTTTTTACATCTTCAATATTCTCACTGCCAACAGTTTTTAATTCACCGTTCTTTTCTAAAAGAACTGCCCAAAATTTATATTTATTTTTTAAAACTTTAACCAATGCTTTTAATGCAATGTTTTTATTTTTTAATTCTTTTTCTTCGGTTAAAAGTTTTTCGATATTGCTTTGAACATCTGAGTCATCAAAAAGATTTGCTATACCCAACCAAAATCTATATCGTGTCCATATTCTTAAAACTTCTACTCCAGCAACAGATTCTATTTTTTCTTTAACAGTGTCAGTTATGTCAAAATTGCAATGACCAACCCAAAGCTTATAAAGTTTTGCTGTTACAGCATTTTCATTTAATGGCAAAAGACCATAAGGCCCAACAACTAATCTAACATGCCTTTCTTCAGAATCATCAAATTCTTTAAAGCTGTCTTTATGAGATTTTGTTTCAAGATCAATATCTTCTTTGTTTGGTACAAGTGGATCTTCCCACTTTAACCATTGTATTTTTTTAATCATTCTTTCTGTCCGCAAATTTTCTATATTGTAGCCAGCCTAAGAAGTTTCCGCTGTAAACATCAGATGATGTAGGAGTAGCACAATGTTCAAAAGGACTCCAATGACCTTCACTCATTAATCTGTCATGAAGATCATAATCTTTTTCATTATCTATTTTACCTTCAAAATTAAGATAGCTAACTCTAGCACAACGAGCCACGCTTATTTTAAGCATTTTTTCTATTGGTATACCATCATCTACATAAGCATCGCCAAATGGAATGTGCCAATCGCCAAAATTTTTAAGCTTGGGTGTCGATTCGTCTAATACAACTTTCATTTTTGTTGCTAGTTCACATATTTCTGGTTGTGCATCAGGACTTATTCTTAGTTTAAAAAAATTATCCCATTCTGTAGAAGTAACAATTGTTGTTATGTGCGAAAATGGCTCTAGTATTCTATTAGCTATACTCTTGTGAACACCAAGCTCTTTTAGTAATGCACATTTTTTAATAACTAATTCTGCTGCTTCTTCCCAAATATGATTGCACATGACTTCTTTGTTATGGTCTAATCTTTCGCCAGACGACATTCCTTTTTGATTTTTTGCCCAAACGCTTGGTTTTGCCATATCTTCTTTAATATCATCAATCATTTTATCAACTGGTATAGCTCGGCTACTACTCGCATTTCTAGAAAAGATTCTATGTGTCATAAACTCAGAATGTATAAATCTTGGATATTTAATAACCATAGTGGTTATTCTTCTGTCGTGAATAGATACTGAATCTGAAATTATCTTTGCTTCTATAGTCATTACTTTTCCTTAAAAACAAATGCGTCACTTGGGAGAACCAATGGTTTTTCATCTGATGTAACTAAAAAATTAGAAAGCATTTTTTTAATTATTAAATCAGATAAACCCTTGTCATCAGAAATAATGCCACCTTCAACAATACCATGTATTATTGATGTCATCATACTTCCAGTTTGTAGAGAAGAAAGAAAAGATGCTGTTTTTTCAGACAAAACAGATTTTTCTTCTTTGTCTATTATTTCTGGAAATACAAATGTTGTTATAACATCGCTTGAATTTACATCAAAAATTATTTTTATGTTTTTCATATTATCTAATGTATAAGTTATTAAAGCAGTGAATAACCTGAGAAATATAATCTTCTTCAAAATTTTCTGATTCAAGAAGAGAACTCATTTTTACAGCTTCATAAATTTCAACATTTATAACATCTGGAAGTTTGCACATATAAACAAAACTGTATTTTTTATTTGAAACTATGGTTCCAGATAAAAATAAATTAATCCAACCAAATCCTTTTTTGTCTATTACTTGAACACCAGTAATTGATTTAAATGTTCTACTAACAAATTCATCAACATCATACTCATCATCTTTCATTTGAAAACTTGGCAGTTCATAGTTACCGTTTTCATTTTTTAAAAATAAAATTGATGGCTCTTTGCCCTCGTCTGTTCTGCATATTAAAAATGATACTGTTAAATTCATAATTCACCTGTTATTGTTTCACAAGATTTTTCCCAAGTGTTTTCATTAAAATAGTTTATGCCTTTAGAATTTATTTTTAAATCACCTTTTTGTTTTTGCTCATGAATACTTCTTAACGCAGAAGAAAATTCTTCTACATATTTTTTACCAAGCTTTGCCCATTCTGCTGAACCATCAAACCATTTACCATCATAAGCATTTTCCATGCCTTCTGGATTAATTAAAATTGCACCAGCATCATTAGCAAATTCTGTTGGGCCAGAATAATTTGTAGCAATACAATGTTTACCCATAGACAACATTTCAGAAAGTTCTAAATTCCAAGCTTCTGCACGATATGGGAATATTCCAACATCAGAACCATGCATTAATCTATTGACATCTGCTTGAGACTTTAATCTTTCTTTCAAAACAATTATTTTATCAAAGTATTTACTTTTTTCAAAAAAAGAAATCCAATGATTTTGTTCTTCATTTGATAAAAATGGGTTAGAGCAACACATTATAAGTTTGAAATCATCATCTTTATCAAAGGTTCTTTCTATGATGTCTATAATAAGATCATGGCCCTTCCTTATTTCCCACTTACCAACACAAACTATTTTAGTTGTTTTTTTATCATCTATTTTAGATTCTGGAAATAGTATTTTGTCTACCCCAAGTTTTACAACTACTACCTTTGAACTTTCTAAACCAGAATTTACAAGAACATCTTTTGCCCAAGAAGATGTAACAAATACTTTTTCTAAAAATTTTAAATGATGAATTTCATTTTCTTTTATTTTATTGGTTTCAAAAAATGTTAAACCAAGCTTTTTGCCGTTTCCAACATGAGATGCCATATCAAACTGATGCCATATTTTTAAACTTGGTGCTGTGTAATTAAATGTTTTTGTTTTTTCAATAGATGCTCTCAAGGCATCATGTTTTGATTCTTCGCAATCTACTGGTCCAATTGGCCACAGTGCGACATTGTGATTTTTTTGTAGATTTAAAAAAATGTTTAAGCCAACGACACCATACCCAAGCTGATTTATTGGGCAACTGAGATTTATATCCATAGTATCCTCCTTATGCAAACCAAACTTACTTGTTTGTAGTCCTCATTTTTTCAAAAACAACTATCTTAGTATATCCTTGTATCTCTAATGATAAAGCTTTTTTTTCTGCTCTTTGCCAATAAATTTCTTCATACTCTGCTATTTTTATTCTTGTTTTGCCATTAGGCTCTGTTGCCCAAACTTCAAAATAAGTTTGCATGGGATACCTCCTTTTAAAAGGATAAAACCCATGTATAAATACCCCTAACCATTAACTATAAATAAACTTAGATAACTTTAGACCAACTACTTCCTTGATAATTTTTCTAATTATTAGATTTTTTATAGTATCTTCTATTTCTATGCTTGAATAAATAATGCTGCCATGTTCCTTTTTTACTTGAGAAACAACTAAGGAACGCAAATTTTCTTCAGATGTTAGTTCATCTTCAACTAAAGAGTTATAAATAAAACTCTCAAGCTCATTGTATATTTTAAAATCTGCAACATTTTTAGTTTTTGTATAGTGGTTTTTCATTTTACCAATCGTTAGGTGTTATTGAATTATTCCATTGAAAATCATGAAAAGTCAAACCGTTTAAGTGTGCTATTTCATGTTGAGCAACACAACTCTCTAAAAAATTATCATTGCTTTCTTCTGGCCTACTTCCAAAAAAAATTGATCCAGCATGATTTAAACATGCAACTTCAATCCACATATGCCTATAAACATCAAGTTGTTCATCTGGAAAACTTAAACACCCTTCTTTTTTACAAATTTTTATCTGAGAAAAGTTTATTATTTTAGGGTTTATTAAAATAAATGGTTTATTGTTTTTAAGAACTATCGCAACTGAAGCATCTATTCCAAATTGATTTGCTGCCAAACCAACAGCTTTTACTTCGTTCTTTTTATTGTAAAGGTTCAAAAATTGCCACATTCTTTTGGCAATAGTCTTTCCCTTTTTTAAATCTACTTCTTTGCATTTTGTTTTTAAAACAGGACTATTTATTATTATTTTCATTAAAGTATTCTTCTATGTCCTTTTCTACTTGAACAGCATTAACATAACCGTCTGGTATTACTGCGAATCTACAAACGCCATCCATTTCTATTTGTTGATCAAGTATAACACATGCGTTTTCTGATTTATGTAATGCACAATTTCCACATTTGACACCAATATTTTTGGTGGGATTATTCTCTGCGTTTTCATACCCAACCCAAATGCCATCAGATTTATCAAGTGGACCAACTTTTTGAGACAATGAAATAAGCGAATTAGCTAATTCTTTTTCGTCATTTGAAAGTTGTAAATAAAGATCTTCATACGATTGAGACTTCATTATTTTAGCAAATTTTTCTGGACCCTCAATAGAGATACCTTGCCTAATAGCTTGTTTTTTAGCATCTTTTCCAAGATAGCATTTGCCTTGATCGCCCCATTTCCAACCATCTTTACCATTTTCAGAACAATTTTTTAAAGGCATTAGAATCTCCTAGCTATAAGCTTACAAAGTTTTATAAAATACTTTTCACTCAAATTCATCTTCATGTAATTAACATCTTTATGAACCCATTGTATGTTTTCTTTAGTGTATCCAAGGTCACTATTTTTTCTATCTATTGAAGCAGTTCCTAAAGAATATATATTTTTATTAATAATTCTTTTTAAATATTTTGTGTGTGTTATTTTTAATCCAGTATAGAAACATCTTTTATTTTGTTTTAAGAAAATTTCCCAAGCATCTTGCATTGTTACTGTTATTTCTATATTTCTTTTTTTTGCATTCTTTATTAAAGAACACCAATATCTTCCAGATATTTTTCCAACTGTCCTATTGTTGTGTGATTTCTTTTTCATGATTACCCCCATACTAATACACAGTATGAGGGTAAAACATTGAAGATTATTTCATGGAAACAGCTTGAGGATTTGAGTTTTTGAATGCTGTTGATTCATTCTTCCAACCAAATTGTTCAAGTGCTGTATGATAGCCACTTGTCCATGAACCATCTGCGTAAAGCTTTGCACAAGCCTCCCAACCATCACGATATGAGCCAGAACCAGTTGGTGAACCAGCCCTTAAAATAGCATCCCTATAGCCATTTTCGTAAGTTGGTTTGCTTCGATCTGCATAAATTTCATCCTTTAAAAGCCTATTTTCGGCAGCTAAAAGCTCTTTGACTGTTGAATTTTTATTAGTTTCTACCACATACATATGGCTAACATAAATTGAATAACCCAAAAAAACTAAAGCAATAGAACCAAAAAACTTAGCCATAATAGTCCTCCATAAAGAAATAGGTCTTTGAAAAGTCTTAACTCTAAATTGTTTTACTCTTTTGTAATGCTCTTGGCAATCCCTAATTACTTCTGGATTATAATTTTTATAGTTGTGTAAGTGACCAAAAACAAAATGACAATATTTACAAAGAGTACATAAGTTGCTTCTCAGTAACTCTTTAGATGAATCAACACTAACTGGTATTATATGATGAACTTGAACCTCTTTTTTTGTGCCACAACCTATACATGATGGATTATCTTCAATGTGTTGACAACGAAGAGTCCACCATTTACCAGAACGATCAGAACCAAAAAAATTAAAAAAATACTTAAACATTAATGTCCTTGCTATATTCAAAATTATAAAAATCTTTTTTTGCCCATTCAATTGTCATTTCAATTGTTTGTTTATTGTGCTCTTCTTTCCAATGTTTTGTCGATCCTAATTTCTCATTTATTATTGGAACATTAAAATCTATAGAGTGAATATTCAACATTTTTAAATCATTTTGCAGGTTTTCTTGTTTTATAAATGAACTATATCTAGAAACCCATTCTGTTATCGTATAATAAAAAAAACCATCGTTAGAAAGTTTTTTGTTTAAAACAAGATCTATAAATTCTTTAAGCGTTTTTTCTTTTAAGAATAATTCATTTTCGTAATTCTGCCCATATTTCCAATGATTGTAAAGAGAAACTATTCTAGAAAAAGGATTTCTTACACTTATAAAAACATTGTAATCATCATATTCAGAACCTAATTTATTAGGAGGCCAAGGTGTATGTTGACCATTTATTTCTATGCCTTTAAAATTAACATTTGAATCTTGAATAAATTCATTTTTATTGTATTTTCCATCTGTTAAAACATAAGATATGGCTGTACTTCCAGTCTTTGGTGGTCCTATATAAAGCCACTTTTTTTCGTTATTGAGTATCATTGCATTCTTTTATTTTTAAAAATATATAATCTTCCCAATTTTTAATCATTGTTTCGTGTGTGTAATCACTTTCCGCAATGGACTTAGCTAAAATAACTCTTTTAGATTTTCTTCCTTCGTCAAAAGCCTCTTTTATTTTATTTGAAAATTCAACTGCTGTTGGTCTTACTTTGGTTGATAAGCACAATTCTCCATGTAAATTCATTAATTCTAAATAAGAGTTATATTGAGTTGTCACAATTGGAACACCACAAAACCAAGACTCTAATAGCACTAATGGCATACCCTCTACATCTGAAGGAAGAACAATAACATCTGCACCAGCGTAGTAATCTCCAATGTTTTTTGTTTTTTTAATTAATTGAATATTTTGTTTTTTTATTGATTGAAAATCTTTTCTTAAAGAACCAGTATCAACAAATAAAAATTTCCAACTTTCATCAAATAATTCTGAACATTCAATAAGAATTTTTGGATTTTTTTCTTCTGATAACCTACTTAAAAACAAAACAACTTTATTGTCTTCACAACCCCAATCTTTTCTTTGTTTTATTCTTCCTTTTGATTCTTTGAGCCTATTTATGTCTATTCCATTGTATATTACAGTCGCATCATCTTTGTTAAATGCTGAAGCAGCAACTTTACTTACACCAACATGATATTTTGAGTTTTTGTGTGTTTGACTTATTAATAATCTATGATCTTTCCAAGATGGGTCGCTATGTGAAACATCTATAGTTGGACATTTTAAATTATTTTTTAAACTTATGTTTAAATTAAAACACCAAGATATTACTGCATCAGCATCGCTTAAAACATCTATAATTTTTTTTGGATTTAAATAAAAATTAGACAAAACATTTGTTGTATCTGGAACTTCTTCTAATAAAATTGAATCGCTTTGACCACTTAAGTTTAAAATCAAGTAAGGATCTAATCTCTTGAAAAATTTTGCAAGAGTAACTATCCATCTTTCAGCACCACCCATACCCAATGATGGCGTTATAAGTGCAACCTTTGGTTTATTCATTTATCTCAATTTTTTTTTCGTAAAAGTAATTTTTACCCATTTCATTTTTTTTATTGTCCATTTTTTCTTTGCACTTTTTACAAACCCTATTTGTTGCAGGGTCACAACTTAAAAATTGTTTGTTGCACCACCCTAAACAGTTAACAAGTGTTTTATTTTTTGTTCTCTTCATAAAAAACCTCCTTCGTAAACTTGATTGCATCATCATCAATATCAAAATAATTTTTTTCCAAACTTGCTACAAAGTCATTTTTTTTAAAAAATTTAATAGTAGCAACATCATCTTCTTTACAATAAAAAACAATTTTATTTCTGTATTTTTTGTTGTGTATAAAATCTAAAAAATCTTTACCAAAACCTGATCTTCTGAAATCTTTGTCTATACATATTCTTTCAATTAACAATTCGTTTTCTTTAACTTCAAAAAGTAAAAATCCAACAATTATTAAACCTTCACTTATTGTGTAAGTGTATGTGTTCTTTTTTTTAACAAAATCAACAAAATTAGATGAGTTCCAAGCTTTTTTTGAAACCATTTCTCCAAAATCTGGATCTTCTATAGTGCAATTTTTCTTTTCTATTTCTACTATAGATCTTAGGTTCTTTTTTAAAAGAAGTTTTATTTCGCTTGAAATTTGTTTTTTCTTTTTA